GTCTGCCGCCCAGCCGATCATCGCCTCGTACTGCTGCTGACCACCAACAGCGTTGTAGATGTTTGCGACCTGAGAGTCAGCGACAGCCTTCTGACCTTCGATGTAGCTCTCGACGACGTAGCGCGGGATGCCACGACCTTCAAGATCCTTGAAGCTTTTCTCACTCAGAGTGCCGAGCTGCATGAACTCGGACGAGAACGAGCGCATCTCGTCCTCCGAGATGTTCGCCTGAGCGACCTTGTCGCCGAAGTTCTGCTGGTTTACCTGAGTAAACCGCGCCTCCAGCTCAGCATATGCCTGAGCAAGATCCTCGGGGCTCTGGAACTTAGGCGGAAGCCACTGCGGGCGATCCTGAGGGATGCCCTGCTGCGGCTGGTCGCCGACGATTGCCTGAGCATCAGCGGGCTGCGCCGAAGGCTCATGGATGCGGGTTGCGGTTTCGTTTCGGATTTCGACTCGGTCAACGCTCATTGTTCTTTATCCCTGTTGTGCCGTCTGGCCCTGCTGACCAAGATACGTCTGCAAGCCAGCCTGTGCAGCCGGAGATGCCATCATTTGCATGTATTCCTGCTGGAGAGCAGCCTGACGCTCGGCCATCATCTGCTCTTCAGTCTTCACGAGCCCCTCGGTATCGATGCCAAGGGCTGCTGCGCGGCGGTTCATGTACTCCCGCACATTGACCGTCTGGGAGATCACCTCGGGGCCGACGAGCTGGCCGATGCCCTGAAGGTACAGGTCGAGCCGCTGGAGGTCGTTGCCGCGTCCGAGGGCGTCGATGCCCGTAATGATCGTCGGGGTGACGAACTTCCGGGGGAGCTTCGGGAGCTTCTTGGACTTCTCCATCTGCTCCATGATCTTGTTCACGAGAGGCAGCTGGAACTCAAGCGACAGGAGGCTGTAGACGCCGCCGAGCTGCCGTTCGATGCTCTGGGTGACCAGACGGATTTCTTCGGCAGTAACCCGTTCCGCATTACGAATTGAGGCTTCCGTAAGCATAAATGCGTAGGAGAGCCGTTCCGTAATCGTATTAACAGTGTTCTGGGCAACGGAGAAGTCCATCGCCTTGTTCGCCTGAAGGACGGTAACGTCAGCGGCGTTGCCCTCGCGGATAGCCCCGTTCGGAGCCTTCGCGATCGTCGCAGCCCGCGTAGAGCCGTTCGGAGCGACGAGGATCAGCACCTTAGCCATCGCCGCAGAGCCCTCAACGATGACTTGCATCAGGGCTTCGAGGCTCTTCAGGTCACCGAGGTACTGCTCGACGTAGCCGCGACCGTAATCCTCGCCATCGACCCGGATCATCCGAAGGGCAATGAACGGGGACTTCGACTTGTCAACGATCGTGTGGGTGTCAGGAATGACGACGCCCTTGACCTCTTGGAACACTTCCACCTTGCCGTTTCCGACAGAGCGGATACAGGTGTACATGTCGAGGTACGGCTCGTCGAAGCTCGACTTCTCCAGATTGAGGCCGGGGGGCAGCATCGACGGAGAGATGCTCTCCTTGATGATGACCTTGTCAACGCACCCCTCAGGGCATCGCTTGACGACGTACCGATCAAGCCGAATGACGCGCATCGGCCCGCCTTCGGTCGGGAAGTACAGGCCGACGTTGCCGCCGACGATCAGGTGCTTGACCGCCTCGAACGTCGCAACCCGGATCGCCTGAGCTTCGATCTCGCGCATGACGAGCCGCTCACGCTGGCTCATCGACTTCTCGACCTCAGCCTTGATTTGAGGATCCATCGACTGCATCTTGCGAAGAGCAGATTCGTCCACCAGCAACCTGAAGAAAGGTGCGTTCGGTGGCAGGAGGGAGAGCAGCAGAGTGCTTGCGAGGTTGTTTACGCCCCGCGCACCAACGGACTGAAACGGCGTTGGGAACCGCTTGTCCGAGGTGGATCCTTCGTCTGGAATAAGGCTAGGAAGCGTCAGCCGAGAGCAATCCCGAGCCCGTTCCAAGAACGAGCTGCGGAGGGATTCCAGCTTCGAGTATTCGCTTTGAGCCGAGCCTTGCATCATTTGTTAGCCCCGAGGAATCGTCAGAGCGCGCTTGCCGCGCTTCTGGGAGAGGAATGCGAACATGTTGTTGATCCCGCCCGCACCCGGCTCTCCCTGTCCAGCCCGCCCAGCCCGCATCTGACCGGACTCTTCGCCCATCCGCTTGATCGTCGGCTCCGGCGGGGGAGGGGCCGGAGGCAGCGTCGGCGGCGGGGGAGGAGCCGGGGGCATCTTAGGGCGAGAGCACATAGTCAATCCTCAGTGGGTTCGGGGTTATACCGTGCGTTGTGCCAAGCACGGAGCATTTCGACGACAGACCGCTGCCCCGAGTAGTGCCAGATCTGGCGGTCAGGGGTTGAAATGTCCGGACAACGTGCAGGAATCGCAGCTTCTAGAGCTGCGAGAAGAGCCTTCGGCACATCCGGAATTTCATCGCGATTCCGTATAGTCATCTATTTCCTCTTCCGCCTCTGCGAAGATGAGCCGGAGTTTGTCCAAAGCCTGACTTCCGATCGCCGCTGCATGGAACTGGCTGAGGTTCGTTCCATTAGCCCTGTTGAACATCTCCGCTACTTCCGGCCACGGTCGGAGCCCCGCATCCGCTTTCCTTCTTGGACTTGACGTAGGCGAGGAACAGGATGCTGTAGTTGATGATGTCTTCAACGGTGTCCTCCAGCTTCTCGTCTGCGACCTGAAAGGTTCCGGTGTCGCAGAACGTGCTGAGTCGGCTCATCTTGTCCGTCAGTCGGACGAGGAAGCCGCGCTCCGTGCTCGTGATTCCGAGCGATTCGCAGCGAGTGAAGTTAAGGAAGGGGTTTGAGCCATTGTTGCCTCCGCTGTAGTCCGCATTCTTGCGGCACATGAGGTTGTAGGCACGTTCACAGGTTTGAAGATGCAGACTGAGGAGCTTTTCGCGGTTCATTGGGTGTCCAGAAGTGAACGAGATGTGCGGAGGGGTCGTACTCTCCGCAACGTAGAATGCGCGAGACGATCGCTTGTGTGAGAGCTTCTGCTTCGCTAAGTCCAGCGTCGGTGTAGGCAGCAACGACTGCTTCCCAGAGTTGAGATGATTGAAGGCCGTTGAGAACTTTCTCAGCAGTCTTCGGCCCCACTCCCGGACAGCCTGTGTACCCGTCAGCGGTGTCTCCGACGAGGGTCTGGTACATGTGGTTCCAATCGGCTTGTTCACGCGAGATCTCCTGAATGCCGAGCTCCGGCTTGTCTGGGTTGTAGAGAAGGCCGGGGATCGTCTTGAGATCCTTGTCGGCAGAAACGATGATCTTGTCGCCGCGAACCTTCTTGTCCGTAGCGATGATGCCGAGAACGTCATCCGCTTCGAGGTTCGGGTATTCCGAGACTTCGTAGACGCTGCGGACGTAGTCCTTCGCAGCCCGGTAGACGACAGGCTTTCGCGTCCCCTTCCGGTTCGCCTTGTAAGTCGGCAGTACGAACTTACGCCAGTTCGTCTCTCCACTCAGGGCGATGATGACGCGCTTTGCGTTGAGGTGCGTCTTGAGCGCAGTGACCTCGTTGTCGATCTGCTCCTTGACCTCACGCTCGTCCGCGTGAAGCGTCCAGAGATCGTCGCCCCAGTAGAACGGCTGTTCTGCGGATGCCGAGATCTGGTACAGCAGAATGTCGCCGTCAATCAGAATGATGTTGTTCATTGCCTTCCTCCATGACATTCTTGACCATATCGGCCAGCCCGATCACTCCATGACACGAGCCCTTGAAGAAGAATGTGTAATGATCGTTCTCAGTCGTCTTGTTCAGATAGCCGACGAATAGGACATCGTCAAACCGCTTCTGAACCTCTTGAAGCAAACACTTCGTGCTGAAGTACTCAATCGGAGTCAGGTTGTCATTCTCCATAGTCAATCCTCTTCAGCTTTCCGAGTGCTTCGATGCGCCGTCGCCGAGCCTCGCTGTTTGGGGGAAACTCACTGATCTGCATTAGGATCGACGCCTGTTCGCGCTTTTCCTTGAGATATGGTAGCAGAACGCGGCACACTTCGATAGCCCCCTTTCCGCAAACATTCCATTGAAATGCAGATCGAATTGCTCCATTCGCTTCGTTCGCCTGATCAATAGATCCGCCGAACATGTGCTGAAGCCACTTCAGAACGTGGGGGTACGTCGTCTTGACGGATACCCGAGGGGTGTTCGACCAACGAAAGCAGCCTTCCCCGTCCAGATACCCTGCCGCGTAGGCGAGATCAATGAGTCTCGGCCCAGTTGCGTCCGACCTTGTATTCGCCGGAGAGTGGGCATCGGAAGTCGAAGCTTCTTCCAGCCTCTTTGATGGCGTTGACCGCAATGTTACCAACCTCATCCGCAATCTCCTTTGCACAGTCGTACTGGATTTCGTCGTGAACGTGGGCGACCTGACGAACCGCGAGTTTACGCCGAGTAAACTCCTGCTCCGCAAGGATCGTTGCCTTCTTCACGAGCAGTGCGCCCGCCGACTGAAGAAGGGTGTTGAGAGCGAGGTGCTTAGACCGGATATGAAGCTTGCGCCCATCCAGCCCGATTAAATATGCACGACGCTGAAGGGTCAGGTCGATCCGCTCCTTCAGCAGCCGGATTGCGGGGAACTTGGCGAAGAACGAGTTCTTCAGGGTCGCTCCGCGCTTCGGCCCGCCGCCGACGATGGAACCGATCTTCGCGTTCCCTGCGCCGTAGACGAGCGCGTAGATGAACGTCTTCGCTTGGTTGCGCGTCTCCAGCCCAGCAGCCTTCTGGTTCTCCGTGTGGACATCGCCCTCGCAGACGAGCTTCGCGTACTGCCCGCCGTCGTACTGCGCCATGAAGTGCGCGAGGCAGCGAAGCTCAAGGCCGGAGGCGTCCACGCCAACGAGCACGTTCCCCGCCGTAGCAGTGAACAGGCTCCGGCACTCCTTGCCGTATGGGCTACCGACACGGGGGCACTGGGCCATGTTCGGATTCGAGTGGGAGCACCGTCCGGTCACCGTGCCGTTCGTGTTGACCCTGCCGTGGATCTTGCCGTTGATCTCCAGCTTGATCCACGCATTGTCCCCGTTAGCGATCTGACCAAGCCGCTTGTCAACGAGCAGATACTCGGACAGCAGCTTCGCCTCCGGGTAGTCCAGCTTGCTGAGGACGACTTCGTCGATCTGCGGGCGTCCGCCGTCCGTGAATTGCTCCGGCTTCCACCCGTACTTTGCGATGAGCGCATCGGAGATGTGAACCCGGCTAGCAGGGTTGAACGGGATGATCTTCTGCTTCGTCTTCAGTTGGATGACCCGAGCAGGGAACATCGACCGAAGCTCCGTCTCAATGTCGAGCTTCCGCGAAGTCAGCGTAGTCATCAGCCCCCGAGCGGCCTCGGTGTTGAAGCTAAAGCCGTTCCGCTCCTGCGCGATGATCGTCCGAGCAAAGTCATGCTCCAGATCGAATGACTGCTGGGAGAAGTTCTCCTTCACGATCGCTTCGTGGAGGTGCTTCGTTACCACAACGTCATTACGGCAATACTCCAGCATCTCCGGCGAGAACTTGCTGAAGTCTCCGTTCTCGCTGAAGTCGCCCTTCAGGATCCCGAGGCGATGACCCCAAGCCTTCAGGCTGTGACTTCCAAAGAGCTTCCTCGGGTAGTTAGCCCGAAGCATGTCCTCGTTGATGATCTCGGGCCAGATCAGCCGGGAGCAGATCAGCGTGTCCAGCGCAGCCTTCGGCTTGAATCCGAAAGCAGCGAGGACAGGCAGATCGAACCGCAGGATGTTGTGACCGACGACGATGTCGGCTTCGGAGAGGATCTTCAGAGCCTTGTCGAGTTCGTACTCACCAAAGCCGATCGGAACGTCCCCGTTGATCGACAGCGCGATGCAGTGGACTTTGTTGAAGTCGCTCAGGAACAGCCAATCTGTTCCCATATTCGTTTCGATATCGAAGTAGACGGTGTGCATGGTTTCCTCCTAGTTGTCAATTCAGCCGCAAAGCCGCCCACGAGATCGGGAACTCGGCTTGGCAGATGTAAGAAATACTGGTAGCTATTTCTTTCGTCTCTCGCTGAGCGTACTCGGTCGTTCGCTGTTCGACAACCCTGTGAAATGCGTACAGCGAACCGCTCCAGACCCACTCCGTCATCATCCCCTGAGGAAGCACAGCACGAGCCATTTCAGCACACGCGCCTTCACTGAGGAGCGTGTTGTAGGTGCGGAGGGCGAGGGCGACCGCATACCGATAATCCTGAACAACCCGATCGTTCTCCACGAACGCTTCGGAGCTTCCTTGCTTGACGTTGTCTGCGGACTTTCGGAAGGCATCCGGGATCCAGACCTCAGGCTCGACGCTGACGTAACGACGGCTGACCTCGTTCCACGACAGCCCAACCTGATGCTTCGCAAGTTGGCGGGCGACAAAGATCGGAGCTTTGATGCGAAAGGAGAGGAAGGCATGGGCAAAGGGTGACCAGTGGCCGTGTCGGGCCAGATAGTAGATGAGTCGGGCGTTCTTCTCGTCCGTGTAGTTGGACGCGATGTTTGCAAAGGAGACGCGGGCGGCATTGACGACCGAGTGGTCGTTGCCC